CCATCCTTCAATGCGTCCATGGCATCTAGTGTGGATTTAATTCCTGGTTCCCATTTTCCCCAATCAATCAGCGAATCCCCGCCACGCTTCCATGTCTCATAATCGTCCCACAATAGAGCAATTCCTGCTGCAAGCCCAAGGATAGCTAGAACAGTTAGATTGAGTGGCATCGATTTCAAAGCAATCGCTCCCAACCCCACAGCAACAATTTTCAAGAATTTTTCTATGAACTGCTCATTATCCTTGCACCAATCACCGAAAGTGCTAAGCAGTGTGAGAATCTTTTCAATAGCGGGCGCATTTTTAAGCAAGAGATCGCGCCCAAACGCAGCGAATGTCTGCTTTACCTGCTCGATGGACTTCTTGAGTTTGACTCCCTCTTCCGCCTGCTTTGCGGTTACGGCATTCGATTCCTTTTGGCGGCGCAAGGTCAGTTCCAACTCTTTACGGCCAGTGAGCAGGAGATTCATGGTCCCCTGGTCAATGCCCATCATCTGGCCCATATTGTTGGCTGTGGCGCGTCCCTTGATCCTCACAATGCGCTCAAAAGCATCAGCCAGGCCCAACAGCAATTGATCGGGTTTCTGCGAGGTCAAAGCTCCCGTTCCCATGCCAAGCGCCGAGAGAAACGGAATCAGGCCAGATTGCCCTGTCAAAGCGAATTCGGTCTGCGCCTTGGAGAGCATCGCCAGCGTGCCCTGTACGCCCGAGGCGCTCCCGCCGATCTGTTCCGCTGCCTGCGACCATGCCGAGATCGTAGAAACGCCCACGCCGAGGTTCTGCGATAGGCGCTGAAGCTGAGAATTCGATTCAGCAAGGTCAACAATGAACGTCTTGATTGCGGCAGTTCCGCCAATGACAGCGAGAAACTTCATGGCGCTTCCGGCCATGTCGGTCAGGCCCTTGTTTACCTCTTTGGTACTCTTCGCTATGTTCTTGTTTTCGTTGTCTACGTCTTTGAATTTACGAGTGATCGCAGGGATTTTGGCCGTCGCGTTGTCTTGGATGCCGAGGGTGACGAGCAACGAATCGATGATGGTCGGCATAGTTACTCCTGCGATGCGTTGTAATCGTCCACGGCCACTATCTCCAGCATGTCGTAAGCATCCTGCACCCCGTAGATCGTGTCCAGTTCATGCAATGTCGCCACACGCCGGGAAATCAGGACCGCAATCACTTTTGGGACGTTCTGGTATTGGGCCGGTTCATGCTTGCCGCCGCCGACTTGATTCCGGTGGAGAATGAGGGCGCGACGGCTTGCAAAAAATCCATGTGCAGCTTCCACACCTCCACTCTCAGCTTGAACCGCGTCAGAATCTCTTCGATATCGCTTTCCACAAGCGCCCGCACAACTTGAGGCTTGCCCGGGCTGGGGATGATCTGCACGCACTGAAGCATCTCTTCGAGGAGCGGCTCAGCAACTTCCCACTTCAGGCCCGCGATAGCCTTGAGTCCAAGTTCCGCGAGTCCAGCCATGCCCATATCGGCGAAGTTCTCAGGCAGATTGGTATTCGACCCCATGAGGGCTAGAAGGACGCGCGTAGCCCATGCCTCGGCTCGGGAAGCTGGCATTTCGGTGAGAAGAAATACCTTCCCTTTGTCGCGCCCCTCATCGGTTACAGTCCACTGTGCGATTTTGCGTGCCATGATTTCCTCTTGCTACGCGAGGCTCGGTACGAGCTTTTCCCAGATGATGATGAAGTTTTGCGCCTGCAACGTCTTGGACGCATCGGGAATGACAGCCGCAGTGTCCAGCACTCCGTTGGTTCCCGTGTAGACCTTGCCAGTCGCCGGGACTGAAATCGTTCCGCTGATCCGATACACTTCCCGCGCCTGGCGGGTCGCGTTGGTAATCGCCTCGAAAATATCGATGCCCAACGAATCGGCCTGTAGCGAGACAGTGAACGAAACCGGATTCGGAACGTATCCAGCCGACAGATGCCCGTCCACCCCCATCATTGTTTCGGCCAGCTTCACAGCCTCGGCAGACCATGCCTTATCGGTAGAATAGCCGGAGAACTGCTGCGGAGAGTCATACAATCCCGGAACCGTGATTGTCATAACGACATTTGCGCTAGTGATTGACCTTGCCATTGTTTCCTCTCCCTACATCACATCTACAGATTGAAGTGTGAGCTTCTGGACTGCCCCGCCGTCAGTGAACCAGAAATTCTGAATCGGAGTACCGCGTAAAGCGCGAATCTCTGGCCCTGGGTCAAGAATCTGCAAGTACCATCCCTGCGTCGAAATGGCAGATGCAACCGGCTGACCTGCGGCCATGTTGATCTCTGCAATCTCCGCAGCCGACAGCGTTACTCCGGCCTTGATTGCTCCGAAGTTGATTGCGGCATTGATCGTGTCCAGCTTCGATGCCCGGAGCAGGCCGTATCCAGTTTCATCGTAGGGAACACTACCGACTTGCGTCAGAAGGTTCATGTCCGCAACCTGGAACTGATCGCACAGCCAGATCGAATTGATGAACGGGTCAATCCACTCCCACACTCCGGGGACTTGCCCAGGGGCGAAGAAGGACCACTGATTTGCCTTGCTGGCCCACGTTCCGTAGAAGTTGTACCCGTTGGCGACAAGATTGGTTTTCAGTTGGAGGTTATTCACTCCAACCGTCAGACCGGCTTGAGACTTGAACATGAACGTCACGCGCCCGTTGGCTTGGCTGAAATTTACCGAGGCAATCGCGCCAAGCAAAAACGCCGCATGAGTAAGCAGCAATTGCGCCAGCGTCATGCCCGCGTTGTAGGCCAGATTCGGGTCGCCTGAAATGCAGCATCCGCCGTTGTACGCGGCGACTGTGGCAAGATGGCCGAAGCAGGTAGTCGAACCCTGGATGAGAGCCTGTGCGTCAGTATCCCACCCGGCGTACTCGTATGGGTTGTATTCTTGCGCGTTGCTCCATGCAAAGAACGCCATCTTGTCAGCCGTGACCGGTTCCCACATCGTCGTGAATCCGCAAAAGTTCTGCGTGATAGCGACGACATTGTTCATCGCACTCGCCGGTGTATCAGCAACAGCGCCCGCCGAGACAATCGCACCCGTCGCTGAGGTAAAGCCAAGAGACGCGGCCAGCGTGCCCGTAGCGAACGCGGCGCTTGACGCCAGACCCGTGATGCCGGAAGTGATGATGAACGCGCTCTGCGTGCTGCTCCACGTCACCGTGACGGCAGTAGCATCGCCAGTCATAGATTCAGGCGTGGAAACTACTGCCGAGGTCGCGGAGAGAGAATACGTTCCGGCGCCGCCTGGAGTGGTGCCGGTCAACTGAGCGGTAATCACAGGAGAGTTGGTTACGCCAGAACCTACGATGGTCTGACCCACCGCAAACGATCCGGTAACTGTTCCGCCAACCGTGAGCGTCGTCCCTGCGATTGTGCAGAGCGTTGCCGTCGCCTCAGCAGGAAGACTGGTATTCAGTCCGGTAGCGATGGCGCTGGCGACCTGCGATTGACTCGTTAGGCCGGTAAACGTGAGGCCGGTAGCCGTCCGGCTGTAGCCGTCGATAACCACCGTCAACGTGCCGGTCAATGCTTGCCATGCCGCTTCCGTGAGAGATGCCAGATTGCCAGACTGCAACCATGCGGCCCGCGCAGTCAGATTGAAAGCCGCGAAGAGCATGGCACTCGGTACGGCTGTGCGACCGGTGTAGCCGGCGAAGTAGATCGGGGCCAGCGCCGCTTCCGCCGATGCCGCTCCGAAGAAGGATGCAACAGCCGCCGCACTCGCAAAGCTGTATACCTTCCCGGCTGGCATCAAAGGGTTCTGAGTCAGGAACAATCCGCTGAGCAGCGCATTGGAACCGGAGCTGCTAATCACGTTCGGAATTACGCCTACGATGTCGCTTGCCGGGATGCTCATAGAATCTCCTTGAAGATGTTCATGCTCAGCGCCGTGGCGCTCTGTTGAGGAACGATCACATTTGGATTGTATTGCAATGAAGCGGTAAGGGTCCAACGCTTTTCATATTGCTCTTCGCCGTTGACTAGAGGAGCCTGGTGGCCGTCAGAGCAATAGAGCGGTTGGATGTTCGCGGGAAATTGGGCAGTCGCATAGGGAGTACGCCAGACGCCTTTAACAGCAGCGCAGTACTCGCCAGATGCAGTCCCGTAGAAATCAACTTGGATGTCGATACGCTTGGGCGAAAGATAACCGACCTGCTGGTTTACCTTGTCATTTGTGCCCGTGGGAGTCTCAAGATCAACCTGAAGGATTTCCGTCAACTCAACGAAGGCAGAAACAGGCATCGGAACGCGATTAACCTGCGCACGGACAATCTGCGTAGCACCCACAAATGGCTGGAGAAACGCGCCCAGGGCCTCGATTACCGTATCGACCGCGATAGAGGAAACGTACTCGACAGGGGCGCTCATGCTGGCACCTGCATAACGAGGGCTGCGCGAGTCCAGAGCGGCCACTGCTCTAGGATTGCTACCGTAAGCCACGTATCGCTTCCGATAGTCACGAGATCGCCGCCTTTGGAATGCGCCCTCACAACAGCATCAAGTGAACCGCGCAGGATGATCGATTGCGTGGCGTCTTGGATGTTAAGGCCGTCAAGGTGCCGGAGGTCTGCCGCAGTCAAGGCTTGAACCTGTGCGAACCCAGTGACCGGCGTTCCATACGCGGGAACCTGCTTTAGGCCTGCGCCTATAGCGTATCCGGTAGACGGAGACACCGTAACCGATATGTTTGGGTTCACTGTGTTCGTCGCACTGTTTGCAATGCCGCGCAAGTCCAT